CGGGACCGATAACACTTCCATATTGATCGGCCAACATAACAACTTCAAATATTGTTTTTTCTTGGTTTAAATACTGATTAGTATCTTTACGGAACTGTGCCATAGTCTATTCTTCCTTGCGCTTTTTACCTATATTGTATTTAGCCACAAGATTCCAATCAATCTTTTCTTTATGAGAAATAATTTTGATTTGAGATAGTGGGGCTACAGGCACTGCACTTTTGTTTTCATCTACCAGACTTACCAGCTCCCACTCTGATAGTAGGTTGGCAATAGTATTAAGACGGGCGCGATCATCTTCTACGAAGTCTGACTGCTTCCCGTCTAATAAAAATAATTGCTTGAAATGAACGATGTAATATCTACCCTGCTTGTGTAGTATGTGACAGGACTGATATAGCGTTTTATCTTTCTTTGAGGCCACTCCAATACGCGAAAGTGTCTCACGAACCTTTAAAAAATTATCTGGGTTAGGTAGCGTTACCTCCACTAGTTCGTTTATGTCTAACATTCAAACCACCTTTACTTAAATACTTCTTAATCTCTTGTATCTGCGTGTCAGACAATAATGACAAGGCCTCTTTAGCCTTCTCGTTGGAATAGTTATAAAACTCTTTCACCGCTTCCAAATTCTCTACAATATCACGCTTTTGCCATTTCTGGAAAGGCCTTTTATAGGCTCTTACAGTATTTAGCAGATAGTGATATTGTAGGAGACTGTCGGTAGATGGTAGCATATTCATCTGATTTGCTGCCATTACCATATCCAGGTGGAAGGATATGGAACGGTTAACGACGAACGGGACATAGTCCCGCTCGTTTTCTGATGTGATAACTACCTTCTTAGTCTGTTGGATAGAAGGTATAATGTCTTTGAAAAGATCAGTCATGTAATAGGATCTCTCTGGCTTTCTTAGCTTGTTTCTTCTTATTCTCGTCAGTCGCTCTTCGGCCAGCCGTATATGTTACATCATAATATGATATCTGCAAGTTTCCTTTATGATCATCATAGAACGTATCATTGCAGTCTCTATTACAATAGAAGACCTGATTACCTAGAGAGTTCTGTTCTTTACAAAAGTTTATTAGTTCAACATGCGCCGAATCCGGAAACTCCTGTTCATATTGAGCAAAAGAATCCCTATATGGTGGATCCATAAAGAAGAAAGCTTTGCTATTGACAGACTGGACACACTTTTGCCAATCACCAGAATGAATGTCTACCACTTGTAGAAAGTTATTCCAGGCATACACATTAGCTTTATCATATACCACACTCTTGTGATTAAGAAGACCGCAAGGTGTTGCAAATCGACCGTTCGCTTCTTTCATAGATTGAAAGATTCCATTGAAAGATGTTTTCATCAGGAAATAAAGAACGGCTGATTCCTTGGTCTTTGTCCATTGAGTGTAATCTTTGATATACGATGAACGAGTATCATAATAAAACTTCTTACGATCTTCTTTCTTCATTGGAAGATACTTGGTAGATAACATATCTACTTCATTAATAAAAGTATTCATGTCCAATTTGATAGCACGATAGATACCAACAATTTCTTGATTGATATCATTCATGACAAAACGCTTAATAGATGGATTAGCTTTGGCAATATGGATCATCATAGCACCACCTCCGAAGAAGGGTTCAACGTAAGTATCATATCCAGACTTTGGAATACCAGGCAAAAGTTCATACTTTGGTATCATCTTGGTCTTGCCGCCTGCCCACATATAAAGCGGCTTCATGCGAAAGCTTTGAGAGAATCGATCATGATCTTTTCAATTTCTTCCTGAGTAAATGGTTCGACTTTATTATAGAACTTGAAGTTCTTACCGAGCATAATACCAGCCTTACGACGAAGCTTGTCGAGACACTTATCCTTAGCAGCACCAGCACCAGTGCAGAAAGTTACATAAAGAACTTTTTTATTTAGATACTTTGCAGTAGTTGCATTATCCCACCAACGCTCGTAAGCATTGCCATCTTCTCCCTGCTTCTTAGCTTCAAAAACAGCAACTAGCTTGCCTTTCTTAAACCATGCACCACCATCAGGAGCAAAACCAAAGCAATCATCGCCGACGAGTTTTAGCTTCATATCCTTTTTCATCTGCTTTACAAGCTCAAGATCAGAAAACTTCAACTTGATAACATCAACAGCCTTTTTCAGACTGCCGTCCAGTTCTTTGCTGTAAGCATCAAAAGCGGTAGTTCCTTTTTGGATTCCACCCTTAAAACCATTCTTACGCTGAGACTTCTTTTCCATATTTCCCTCTTTGATTACAGGATATATTATAGCATCAAATAAACTCACAGTCAACCATCAATTCTGTGAGACAAGCCACCAGATTAATTTCCTGATCTGCAACAAATGCAGCTTGGTACTGGTATTTGGAAATAATCACAACAGCTTGTGGAATAGATTCCGATTTAAAATACTCATACAAACTATCATAAATCTTACGATAGATACGTGCGGGTTCAATATCGGAATTTGCTACACACCACTTTCGCATATCACCAAAGTTCTTGTCCTTTAGAAACTTAACCAGCTCGGAAATTTTGCGAACATCTGAGAGTTGTGCAACGATGCCTGCATCCAAAGTGCCAGAAGAACTATACCGCTGTAACTCATTAAGAGTACGGCGATAGTCAGGGAAGTACTTTTCGATAATCTTTGCAAGAACCGCCTTATCATAAGTGATACTTTCCAGTGTTAGTACATTTTCCATGCGCTTCATCAACTGCATGGCCATCTTTGACTTCTCATCATTCTTCAAAGCAAAGTCAATGACAGAACAACGAGAGTGAAGAGCATCAATCAGCTTGGACTTGAAGTTGCAAGTGAAGATGAATGTACAGTTAGCAGAAAACTCTTCGATAGCACCACGCATTGCTGCCTGTGCATCTGGAGTCATATAGTCAGCTTCGTCTAGAATGATGACCTTCTTACCACCAGTCAGAGACACAGTGGAAGCATAACCACGAATGGTAGTTCGTAGCATATCAATACCACGATTTTCAGAAGCGTTAATGTACAGATGATTAATACCAATCTCATCGCACATGGCCTTTGCTACGGTTGTCTTACCAACACCCGCAGAACCAGTCAACATGAGATTTGGAATCTCTTGCTTCTCTACATATTCCTGAAACGGTTTCTTCAAACGATCAGGAAGAATACAATCAGCAATAGTCTTCGGGCGGTACTTCTCGACCCACAGGAAGGATTCGTTCGTCAATTTCATTCACCATCTTTTGAATTAGGAGTTTTGCACCTTCACCGCCAAGCTGCTGAACATAGATCATCTTAGCGGTAACCATCATGTTGGAAGCCAACATTAGCAAGTCTTCAACATTATCGCACATCATGATCTGCCTGTCAATAGGCTTCATGAGTTCGTCCATTCGTGCTAATACATCTTTGGTCACTATAGTTTCCTTTTTGTGTTGCATAGAGTTCCTAATAGATATGCTAGGTTTTCATCCAGAGTTTCTACATGCTCTTCAGGAATGTCAAAAGGAATTTCATTATGAAGAACAAATTTTACATACAGATGATCTCTAGTTCCACCCATTAGTCTATACTTTCTACCACCAGGATGAGTTCCTGAAGTCTTGATCATTTCCTGCATATTACATAATTCAATACCAAATCTCCAAAGTCTTTTTGAAATTGAATCGTTGGTATATCCTGCATAGATAGCCTTTTCATAAGACAACAGAATGTCTCTCTTATAGATTACATAATATCCTTTTTTTTCAGAAACAGGAATTTGAATGTCTCTCTCATATACTCGTACAGCAAATCTATTATCGATATAATCAGGAAGAAGATCAAGCCTGTAAAACGGCTTATTAGTTCCAATACCAATTAGTTTCTTAGCATAGTATGTTGAATCAAAAACATAATCACCATACAAATCGATTGTCATTTACTTTACCTTTTTCCATTTAAAACCTAAGATCAACTCTTGCATCTTACGATGGAACCAATTAGGTTCTTGTCCTTCAAAAGGAGTGTAAACAAGACCTCTTTTGGAACCAAACAAATGACATTGCCAGTCTGAAGATTTAGGCGGAAAATCTATAGATGTTATCCGTGAATCCTCAATAACATATTTGTTTCGATCATCCATCACTTCATCACAGCGTCATAGAATTCTTCGAACTGACGGTTCTCTTCCTGCTCTTCTGCATAGTTGGACTTGTAGTAGACCTTGGCCATACGGCGAATGATCTTCTTATCTACACCAGTCTTATCGACTGCACCATCCAATGCGCTCTTCTGGAAGTCACGCTCAGAAGCCACGCGCGTCATGCTATCATTCATTTCACGAATAGCATTCTTCAAGTCTGTCTTCTGAGTTTCAGTGAGAGAATTGATACTCACGAAAGGCTTATTGTGTCCGATACCAGCCATATTACTTTGTCTCCAATGCGATGAAATACTTGATCTTGTCCTTGAATACGCCACTTGTAGAAGTGAACTTGGCAAATGCACCAAGCTGCATCTCTACATCATAGTCGCCAGGAACAAGCTTGATGTTATCAACCTTAAACGATGCGATGAAGTCAGCACCCTTATAATCGTTCAGCTTGAACGATGCTGAGTTGGAAGTGTCGTTTGCCTTCTCATGGGTCTGTAAACGAATTTCGCCATTCTTACCAACAACGGAAAGATGTGTGAGGTTGTTCATAGCGGCTAGACGAAGAAGCTTGGTCAGAATGGCATTTGTGAGAGTGAAGCTAACATCGACCTGCTTAAGCTTCAACTCCTTGTCGGGAGGAGATACGATAAGGTTCGGCGAACAAGAATAATAGTTGAAAGCGATATCGCCATCATTCATCATTACAGAGTTTTCCGTGAAGCTCAAATCAGGATTTCCAAGAGTAGAAACATTACCCAGAAACTGATTTAGATCATAGATGCCGAACTGAGACGGGATCGCATCTTCAATTTCAACTTCAACAAGGATGGACTTCTCAGGGGAAATAGTCTTTTGAACATTTCCCTTCTGCAAGACAAGTCCAGAATTGATTGCAGAAAAGTTCTTCAATACACTCAGGGTGTTTTCACTAATCTTCATAATATAATCTCCAGTGTTTTTTAGTTTAGGCTGCTAGTATAGCAGGCTTTTGCGGGCCTGTAAAGACTTTTAGCATGTGACCGATATCAGCTTCAAGCATGGAAATGCTTCCATTGTTATCAAGTTGATAATCCATAATCTGACCTGCCCATGCCCATTCCGAATAGTGGATCTTATATTGATCTACCATCGCATCTTCGGCAGCAGACTTTCGAGAAATCTGTTCGTGAGTTTCAGCTTTCTTGTTAGCGGTGATGGCAGTATCATACCATTCAGGATCAGCACCGCGACAAACACGAACAGCAAAGCCGCCCTTTGACCGCATCCATTCGATTTCATTTGGGAATCGAACATCAGCAATAACTACATTCTTATACATTTCCATCTTACGTTCAAGAGCATAGACCCAAACGTCTTTATGAAATACATCACGACCTGCTTCGGTGCCCATCAACTGTAGAGCAAGACGAGGAGAGAAATCGTAGCCAAACTTATTTGACCACCACTCGTCTTTAGTTTCACGAAACTTCCTGCTCTCATCTGTATCACCTTCGAGGAGAGACCGCTGCCATCCGAAGATGGCAGCAGTGGCATCCTTAACAGCATCCGCAAATGAAAGCTTTACGAAGCCGTGTTTCTCAACTAGAATATCGGCAGCAGTGCCTTTACCACTGCCGATAAAACCAATTACACCAATGATCATTATAGATTTCCTGTATGATTAGCGATTGATTGCATATTGCCAGTGAAGGCATATGTTCCTACATGCTGTGTCTTCATCCACGGGCACAACCAAATCTTACCACCAATCTTTCTCCAATACTGACAGAACATATAATCTTCTGATAGATATCTATGAGATGCAGTCTTTTCTGCTTCAAGCATATCTGCTGCTCTTTCAGCAGCACCAGGAACATTAGCAGCAACGTCCTTCATTAACTGATACATATCATCATACGTATAACCATTATCGATTACAGTATCAAAATATGCGTGAATGTAACGTGAGCCGTCAAAGTTTGCTTGACCGATATGATCAGGCTTATAGTTGAGCTTAGGATACTTGTCTTTGAAAACTTCAAAGACTTCTCTCTTGACCATCATGTAGCCAGTACCAATTTCAAGAACCTCAAGCGGCTCTCTTACATTGAACTGCTTTGTGCCAGGAACAGGATTGAATACATAATCGCCAACAAGATTTTCAAGCTCACCTGGGCCGATTGCAGGATTCTTAGCTATGGCAGTAAATATGTTCTTCCAATTGATTGCCTTCTTTGGATAAGGTGCGCCAATTACGTCTTTATCAAGGGCCATCATCGCAAGAATGTCCTGCGGTTCGAAATGAATATCTGAGTCGAGGAAGAGTAGATGAGTATAACCAGAACGCAAGAATTCATCTACGAGATAATTTCTTGCGCGAGTAATCAGAGATTCGTTAAACAGAAATGAGAACCGATTTTCGATTCCATATTGGAAACATATTGCTTGAAGGTCTAAAGCGGCCTTCATGTAAAGACCGTGATTAACACCACCGTACATAGGCGTTGCTATGAACAGCTTATTCTTTCTTAGGTCTTCAACTTTGATTGATAATTCCATGCGGGTACTCCATAATAAAAAGGGATGCTACGCTTATATATAGCATCCCTTTTTGAACATGTCAATAAAAATTAGGCAGCAAAACGATA